TTTATTTGTAATTTGCTTTAAAAAATATAATTAAATAACCTTCAAATCCATTGGTATAACTAAGAAATGCCCACACATGATTACACTCTTGATAATGCCTCAGGCGCCGCTTTTAGAACAGACTTAAATAATGCTTTATCTGCAATAGCTACAAATAATTCAAATTCATCTGATCCAGCTACAACTTTTGCAAGTCAATATTTTGCTGATACGTCAAATTCTTTGATGAAACTAAGAAACACAAGTAATAATGGTTTTGTTAATCTTTTTACACTTGCTGGTGGGCCAGCTTTTTCTGTTGATGGAACAATAAACTCAGTAAACATAGGTAAAGGTGCAAACTCCGTTGCAGGTAATACTGTTCTTGGAGAGGGTGCTTTAGATGCTTCTGTTTCTGGTGGAAATAATACTGCAATAGGAAAAGATGCACTTACTGCACTAACTTCTGGTGCTTCAAATGTAGCTTTAGGAGCAGAAGCTTTAGACGCAAATACTACGGCAAGTGGAAACACAGCATTAGGAACTTCAACACTAGGAACCAACACTACAGGCGCCAATAATACTGCTGTAGGTCAAGGGGTTTTATTTGCAAACGAAACGGCGTCAAATAATGTTGGTGTAGGATATTTCGCTTTAAATTCAAACACAACTGGAGCTTCAAATACAGCAGTCGGAGCCACCGCCTTAGATAATAATACTACTGCAAGTAATAACACTGCTATAGGTTTTGATGCACTTGGGGCTAACCAAACAGGAAATTCTAATACTGCTGTAGGTTTTGAAGCATTGGATACCAATACAACAGGTGTACGCAATGTTGCTGTAGGACAAGGTGCCTTGGATAGTAACACATCTGCAAGTGATAATGTTGCTGTCGGATACCATGCACTTTTAGCTAACCAAACTGGAACAGGTAACGTAGCAATTGGTGCAGATGCAATGAAAACATCTACTACCGAAAGCAATAATGTTGCAGTCGGTATAGGTGCTGGCGAAAAAAGCAGCTCTGCTTCTAGTTATGTTGCAATCGGAAGACATGCTTTACAAGAACAAACTACAGGAGATGAAAATGTAGCGGTGGGATTAAATGCTGGTGCAAATCTTAATACAGGATCACAAAATACATTTATTGGAACTTCATCAGGTGATCTTACAACAACTGGATCTAACAACACCGTAATCGGCTATTTAGCAGATTCTTCCTCAAATAGTGCAAGTAATGAGGTAACTCTTGGCAATTCCAGTATTTCTGCACTTCGTTGTCAAGTACAAACAATTAGCTCACTTTCTGATGAAAGAGATAAAACAGATATCGTTGATTCAGAAGATGGACTTGACATAATAAATGCACTAAGACCTAGAAAATTTACATGGGCAATGCGTGAACCTAGTGATAATGATGGAAAGACAGAACTTGGTTTTATAGCTCAAGAAATAGATGCAGTATTAGGTGATAAAAATAATTATATTCGTGCGGTTTATAAATCCAATCCAGATAAGTTGGAAGCTTCCTATGGAAAATTTGTACCAATATTAGTAAAAGCAGTACAGGAATTGTCAGCAAAAGTTACAGCCCTTGAAGCAGGGTAAACTAAAAGTAACCTAATTTTTTATTATGGAAGAAAAAACCGCAGATGAAATTGCAGCAATTTTCTCTGCTGCTGGTAATAGCGTAACTCTTATTAATGCAGATGCAACCTATTCAGACTATATAACGAGAACTGAATTAGATGATACTGAATCAGAATGGAAAGCAATGATTGAGAGAAACGTAAAACATCTTGAAATCATTAAAGCTTATAAAAAACTTGATGGCACAACATCTATTTGGACATCAGAAGATTTTACTGCTATAGATAAAGCTATTACTGATGGTAAAAAACTTTATTGATTATGAATTTACAAAAATTACAAGAAACAAAACAACATTTGTTGTTAGAAAAGGAAAAGCAGCTTGCTAATCTTTACGAAATTACTGGCGCATTAAAGCTGTTGGATCAGCTGATTGTTGAGTCTCAAGCTGAACACGAATTAAGCCAGCAATTAGATACAAAGGCATCAAACCAACAATTAGAAAAAATGTCATCAAAGTCAAAGGCATAGCCAGTACTCTTAAAATTTCTCTTAACATTATGTTTAATAAAATTTGTCAAGTAGCCTCATTATTGTCTCTTTTGTTATCAGGGTCAATGGCTGCCTTTAGTTTTGTAGCGATACGCTATATGCAAAGTCCAGAGTTTGAAAGAGATTTAAAAAATAAACTTATGGGTGATTTAAAAGAAAAAATGGTAGAAGAGATACCAAAGCAGTTACCAAAATTTAGTGGGCCATCAATACCATTATGATTTTTAGATTTTTTAAAAAACTAATTAAATATTATATTGATAAACTTGTGTCTTGGCTAAGAATAAAAAAACTACAACTTGAACTTGATACTGAAATAAAAAAGTATCACGAAGAATTAGATAAAAAAATTAAAAAACCAAAAATAAAAGAAGTTGGTAAATTTGGAGAAGATGGCTGGTCTATTTCTATAGGAGATGTAGAAGATGGAGATACCTGATATATCTATACCAAAAATAGACGTACAAAAAATAAACGTACCAGTTAATAATCCATATCAAGTTTTAAATGTACCACTGCCATCATTAAAATTGCCTGGTTGTGTTAGGTATCACAGAGATGCAAGTCCAAAAAATACTGCCTTATATAATGATGACCCAAAAGGCACTACCATTTCGTGTCCGTATGGTTCAATGCCTACATTTGAACCTTTATTATATGACAGAAGAAGAATAAAAATTACTGAGATAAAACAAGAAGAAAAAAAGCAAGTTGATGAAGTCCAGCCTAAATATGAACAAAAAAAACCTGAGCTACCTAAAAAAAAAGAAGAAGAGTTTTTTATAAAATGCCCAGGTGACAAAGATTTAAGAGTAGGTATGTTTGCATCAGAAGATAGGTTAGAAAAGGTTGTAGGTCATAAAATTTCAGAAGATGGCAAAACCTGTATCACCTTATTCGAGGAAAGTCGATTTATTGACCGTTGGATTCCATCTCCTCCTCTTATTATCAGCACTAGCCTTATTGCAATTACGGCTGCTACAAGTCCCATAATTGTTAATTTGCTCAAAAACCTTGTCAAGACTGCTATAAAAAAAGCTAGTTCTCGGAAGTCAAAGAGTGCTGATGAGGTAAAATCTGGCCCTTCTTAGGTACTATTTCTATGTCTTTGCATAAATTATAGTAAGGGCTATCTTTTTTAAATTGTATCCCAGCAATTTTTTTCTCACCACAATGACGTAATCTTGCCATATGCCAATCAAGTTCTAAGTTCTTAAGCTTTTGTTTGTTTATATCATTTTGTACTTGTGCAGCTTCCTTACATTTTTTTGTATATTGTCTATCCAAAGGAATAGAAAAATTTAATGTAATTCCTGTTCCAAGTGCAAAACTATCCTTGTTTGTGCCAGAATAATTTTGTTGATAGAACAAAATATCACCTGGATTATCTGGCGTACCATCTCCTATAGGGTTGCCATCTTCATCAAAGTCACCAACAATATCAGTTTCGTCATAAACAGGCGTGTAATAATAATCTCGATAAGGTTTGCGATAATTTGAATTAAATGTAGTAAAAGGAGTTATGGTCATCATTGCACCCTGACATACAACACCACCTCCAAATTGATTAGTATGAAAACTGCCATTATTTACATTCCAGTTTTGATTTGTAACACTACCAGAATTTGACTGACTCACAGCATTAGCTAAAGCACTTGTTGGCAGTAAGGCTATTGAAAGACAGAGGTAGTAGTGACTACCGATTCTGTTTCTATTTGGCGGTTTATAGTTGTGACGTTTTGAAGGCCGGGTGCTGAATATGTTTCTGTAAATTGAAAGGCATCTCCTGATGTAGGATCTGTTAGATTCCAATCTGGTTTTGTTGTCATATCTGCTCCTTTCCATGTGTAAGATTGACCTCCTACTGTACCTGTAACATTAACTGCGTCTGGTGCAATATCTCCTGACGGAGAGATTCCTGTTCCTGTAACTGTATATTCATAGCCAGTTTTATAATCTTTACTTGTAATAGATTCTGTAATTGTAGTTTGTGTATTTGTAGTACTAGACATTGTACCTGTTGTAAAATTTGGCACAATATTAGCGTTAGTTGGTAAAGCATATATAAAAAACAGTAATAAAAGCTTCCGCATTGCTCATATTAATCTACAGTTACAGTTGTCACATATTGTCCTGTTGCAGTTGTACCTGATCCACCTGCTGTTAACGTCAAAACATGATTATCAACTGTACCTGCAAGTGACCCTGCTGTGCCTCCACTTGTACTGGTCAAATCACCAAAGGGTGAAACTTCACCTGTGGTCAGACTTGTTGAAATAGTATCGCCTGTAGTGTGTGAAACTGTAAATGTATATGATTCCCCGTCAGTTAATTGACTTGCTGTAATTGGGGTATAAGCATTTACGCCATTAGTGGCTGCACCTAATCCACCTAAACTTCCAGCAGTTGTTCCATCTGTAGTCGTGACTCCTGTTCCAGAAATGCTATAAGAATTACCAATACGATCTGCTGTAGTTCCTGGTGCTGCAACTTCTAGTTTTACAGATGAGGTTATTGAAGAGGTAATATCAGCATATGAAGCTGGCATACTAGCAAGCAGCAAAAGTGGTAGAAGTTTTTTCATTTTTTTACAACTCCAACTTTAGAGTCTTTATTGTCAACTATCTTAACATTATCATTAAGTTTCTTTTTGTCATTACCTTTTTTTACGTTTAGCCCAAATTGAGCACTTACTGCCGACAAAAGTCCAGCAGCGAAAGTTGTATCAATTTGCCTAGTAGGGTTTGGATTAAAGTACGACCAAGAAATTACTCCTAAACTCCAGAAAAGAATAATTAGCTGCACCACATTAGCAATTAGGCTATTACCTTCTTTTTCTTGATCTTCCATAGAAAAAAAGCTGCTTGTGGGTATCTCTAAGCATTGACCACTGCTTAACAAACAGCTATGTGCCAAATCTAGCAAATCTAGCTATGTTTGGAAAGTAAGACATATTTAACATCATGTTAAAAATTTTAAAACCCATACTTTTGATATTTATTAAGTCAAAAGCAATGAAGAGGTTAATTATTGATCTTTTGAAAGCAATAGCCAAACAAACAGACAATACAATAGACGATCAGGCAGTTGCTTTTATTGAATCAAGGATGTTTCCAGGTTCTACTACTGGACTTCAATAAATGAAAATAACTAAATTTCTCAACATAAACATAGAACCAGCACCACCTGAGTTGGAACTGGAAATAGAAATGCAATGCAGGGAGATAATGAAAGCTGATGATTTAGTTGATATAAAAAGATATTGCACTCATCTTGTCAGAAAAAAATTTGATCAAGATATTTTTATGGCCTCAATATTAAACAGACTTATAGAACTGGAAGCAAATCGTGTGGTAGTAGAAATGAGGCAAAAAAAACCTAAGAATCCTTTGAAAAAGTTTTTTCGTATTCCTTAAGTTCTTCTTTTGTAAAGTCTTTCACCAATAATTTCTGAATCTTATCAACTTCAAAATTAAACTTCAGGATTGATGTCCTGATGTGTTCAGTAACCCATGCACCATTTTTACTTACAACTTGTGCCTTATTCCTGTCATTAATGAACACATAATGATCCTGACCTTTTAACTGGACATCTAATAAATTTTTTTCTAAGTTTTTACGTCTGATCTCTTTTAACGCTCTCAGCTTTTTTGAATCACTCATTTTCTAATTCCGCTATCCTTTTATTTATTGCATCATATCTTACACAATATTCCTTGGTTTCCATACCTTCAAACCAGTATTGTTTCTGT